GAAGAAAACCTATATATGTAAATAAACACCTTGCAGAAAAGTTTAAAAACTTTTGTAAGAGTGAGCAGAAACAACCACATGAAGTGGCTGAATATCTAATATCATTAGGTATGAACTCTGTTAAATATTATGAAGAACCTAAGGTGTCTGTTGACATCGAAGCTCTTTAAATAGGTTTTTGACATTAGTAAGCGAGTCCATCGCTTGCATCTCTTCGTCTTTAATAGTTTTCTGTTTGCTTCCGTCTGGAAAAGTAAAGATAACTTTTTGTGGGTCTAATGCAACCAAGGCATAAACATCTATTGCATCTTTTTCATAATGTCTTTTCTTGGTAAACGAACCACGTCTAAAATCATATTCCCATGACACTCTATGATTTCTTATTTTAGATTGTGTTTTAACCTGGCATTTATATAGCGTGTGGTCAACATCAAAGATAATGTCTGCTTCTGCGCTATGTGGAACTACCATTACAGTATCAGCATATAAAGAAAGTAGCGAGGCTACTAGGTACTCTCCAGATCGGCCAACTCTTTCTGATTGGCGTGGCATGAGGTTATTCCTCTAAGGTAAATGCTTGTGGTAGTTGTTGAGCAGTATATCTTGTTGCTGGTCTTGTTACAGCTTGTTCTAACAAGATGCCTTTAGTTTTTTCTTGTTTTTGCAACTGCAAAATTAAATCTAGTATTTCTTGCTGTCTTTGCGGATTTTGTTCTAATAAAATTTTACCAACACTTCTAGCTCTTTTTTCTGTAGGATTTGATGCAAGGTCTCTAACTTTGTTATATAGACTTGCTTCAGCCCTAATACCAGCAGAACTTGTTGGAGCTGTACCAGCAACTATTAAGTCTGATAGTGATTGAATTGCATCTTCTGCATCTAACACTTTTTCAGCAGTATTAGAACCACCAATTACAGTTGCTGTATTTTTTGATATATTTGATTCTCTTACAAGTCTTTTTATAAATTGTTCTCTAGCATCTAAATCATTTCCAAACATAATAATTAATTTTTGTCTTAAATCTGGAGAATTAAATATTTTTTTTACTAAATCTAAGTTATCACCAACCTTGTTTATTTCATTGTAAATCTCTTGAAAAACTCCTACCTTAAAAGCATCTCTTTCTATATCTGTTTCAAGTTTATTAAATTCTTTATTGAATGCCTTTGCAGATGTTGATGGTTTTCTAAACATTACTCCTTTTTCAAAAGCGTCTTGTAAAGCAAACCTGTCAGCAGCCATACTAAGTGCATCCTTGTATTCACTTCCTAAAACAGAGTCTTTTAAAATATCTCTAAAACTGTTTCCAATTTTTTTTCTGTTTTTTGCCATTTCTTTATCTATTGATCTGTCTGCAACTTTGGCATAAGTTTGTTGGTCTGCTGATTTTTTAATTAAATCTAAAAATTCTAAGGGCAGCTCTTTGTTTACACCAACAATTTTTCCTTTTTCTTTTATAAATAAATTTCTTAATGGTGGTATTGGAAAAGAATCCCTACCTTCTGCATCTAATTTTATTCTGTATACATTTCTTGCCTCTTCATAAGCATCTCTTAAAACTGGTCGATTCAAGTTTTTATATAAATCTAAATTAGAAACTCTTTGATTTTTTAAAAAAGCAGACTCATATAATGGAGACAAATAACTTTGTATAGTTTTTTCAAGATCATCAATACCAGAATCTAAAGATATTTTAGGTGTTTTTATTGTTTCTTTTACAGAATTTTCCAATTCTTTCAAAATTCTTGTAGATTGTATATCTGGTTGTTCTAAATCTCTAAGGGCTTTTGCTTTTTGTTCGGTTGTACCAGAGGTTCTTTCTATAAGCTGCTTATCAATATTCATACCAGGAACTCTAGTTTTTATTCCTCTTAATTTTCTATTAACAGCATCTCCGCCATAATCTGCCAAGATTTCTATTGGCGATAAACCAATTAATTTATTTGCTTCTATGTTGTCATTAATTTTTTGAACTACAGACTCTATAGGTATTTCGTCTTTAACAAATTGATCTGAAATAATTTTTATTGATTTTATTTCATCTTTATTAAATTTTTGTAATTGTGATTTTTTAAAAGGTTCTGAAAGGATATCTTTTGTTTTAGATATTCCAGTAACAACTGGTGGTAGAGCTGCGCCAATTAATCCTCCAGCAGCCGCTCCTAATGCTGCTCCACCTATCCTTTCTTGTGGTTCACCTTCTGCATAACCAGCACCTGCAACAGCTCCTTGTAAAGCACCTATTTTTGATGCCTCTAAAGATTTTGCTACTAATCCTGCGCCAGGTTGTGATATTTTTCCTGCTAAAAGTGGGTTGCTTAGTATTCTTGTTGCCGAAGCAGCAACACCTGCACTCGAAGTTCCACCAGTAAAAGGTGTTAGTAACAATGAAGCAATAGCTGGTGCTACTGATCCTGTTATTTCACCAACTAATGATGTTTTTGGATTTGCTTTCCTATATTCTTCTAATTCTTTTCTTTTTTCTTCAAGAGTTCTGTCAAAAGATTCTTGAAATGTCTCATCTGTAAATAAAGAACCTAAAGATGATATTCCAGCAGCCATTTCATCAGAAAAACCAAAAGTAAGGCCTTGTCCAGCTGCCGCTGCAAAACTTTTTACTTTACTTATATCGGAAACTTCTTCAGGTTGTTGAAGTTTTAATCTTGCATCTTCTTGTAATTTTTTAATCTCTTCAAGAGTTGCCATTTTTAACTTCCTTGACGAATTTTGTCTGCTAATACTTTTGCTAATATTTCTAGTTCTTCTTTATTATATTTTGAAGCATCAAGTTGTTGTAAATCTTCAAGAGTTGCATCTTCTAAAGATTTTCTAAAAATTAAAGGTTGTATCCCTTTTGTATAATCAAAAATTATTGTTTCTGGCTTCATTCCTTTATCTTTAGCGATAGAGGTATATCTAGAAACAATTTCAGATTGATCACTTAAAGCTAAATCATAAATATTTTGAGCTTGTTTTCTAAAATCAGCTCTTTGGTCTGGAGTCAATCTTTCTCCTGTTAAAACACGATTATATAAATTTATAACCCTTGATGGAACGCCTGCCGCTTGTGCTGCTGTTGCTTGCTCCCCTTCTCTTACTACAGAACCAGGATCTAACATTTTCATATAAGCAAATATTAAAGAAACATCTCCTGCTGCGGTTGGGTCTGTTCCTAAAACCTTACCAAATGATTGTCCTATACCTTTGAAATATTTTGATTGTTCATTAAATTCTTTTCTTAAAGATGCTTCATCTTTAATGTCTGGTCTTTTTTCAACAACAACTTCAGGAAAAACTCTTTCACCCTTTTGAGGACCTTCTGTATATCTTAAATAACCAGCTGCATCTTTTACAGATTTATATTCTTTACTATCTTCTTTTTCAACACCAGGTAAAACTCTTTTTCCTGTATCTGCATAGTAATTATAACCATCAGCACCTTTAACTATTTTTCTTTGTCCAGCCATAGAAAGCCTAGGGTCTAAACCAGCTCTTAATAATTTGATTTGCTCAGCATATCTTGGGTCTTGTGCAAGTTGTTGTAATAATTTATCTTGCTCTGCTCTTTGTGTTTGTTCTTCAGCCAAAGCTATTCTTCTAGGATCACCAGATAATATAGCAGATGACCTACCTAAACTTCTTTGTAAAGCAGATAAGCCTTCTTGTCTACGTCTTGCAGCTTCTTCTGGTGATACTTGTTGCATAGGGTCGTAACCACCAACAGCTGTTAAACCTCTGCCTACTTTTTGACCTAAACCTGTAAAAAAATCTCCTATTGCCATATTAACCTAACAAGCCTCCCATTCCAGCAAGCTTACCCATTGTTAAATCAGGTGTTTGTGGTTGTTGTGTTTGTTGTGGATTACTAAACAAAGGACTTAATGTATTTAAAAGCCCTATACCAGCCTGCGCTCTTTCATAAGTTCCTGGAGTTCTTGATGAAATTTCACTAATTGCAGGCCTCATACCAAATACAGCACCTTGTAACAATCCTAGCTGTTGTCCAGGATAACCTAATGCTCTACCAAATTCGCCTCTTTGTGCGTTAATAGCTTGTTGCTGTAGTGCTTGTTGTTGTTGTCCTATACCACCCAATAAACCAAGTCCTTGTAATTGACTTGCTTGTAACCCACCAAGCAGTCCTGCTTGTTGTTGTCTTGCTCTTAATTCAAGCTCTGGTGCAAACTGTGCCATTTGTTGTTGTCTTGCTATATCAGACTCGGCAGCTCTTAAAGCTTGACCGTAACCTCTTTCTCTTTGTTCGGCAGCTGTTCTTGCCATAACCTCTGCAAAAGGTCTTTGTGATTCTGCTTCTAATATTGCAGAACGTGAACCGCCAAAAGCACCTGCTCTTATAGCTCTTTCTTGCGCGCCAGTTCTTGCTATATCAGCTTGTCGCTGTATATCTTGCATGGTTGCATCTATAACTTGTTGTTGATACGGAGATTGATAAGCACCTATATCAGCTGTAAGCAAAGAGCCTACTGGTGCAGCCATTGGTCTTTGTTCTTGTGCTAGTGCCTGTAAGCCTTTAGTTGGGTCAAAACCCATACCAGTTTCAAATAAACCTCTAGTAGCTTGAAATTGTCTTAACTGGTCTGGAGAAAAACCAGCAACCATTGGGCCTGTATAAGGTATGAAAGGCTGTTGTGCTACGCCTTGCGCTCTACTATATAAATCCTCATATCTTGCTTGTGTTTGTGGGTCTACTTGTGCTTGGGCTGTTGTAGTTGGTGTTTCAGGATCAAATGCCTGTTTAGCAGCAGCTCCTGCACCAAGAACTGTTGCAGCTGTTGTTAATCCTTTTGCTGTTCCTAAGGCTTTAACGCCTCCTACTATTGCTGGTACTGCTTGTGGCATATTATCTCCTATAAATCTTTGCTTAATAACACTTCTTGTTTTATGCCTAAGTGTTTTGCTTTTCTAATCCATCCTTTTCTGCCGCCACCGTATAATCGTTTAACGCCAGATTCTCTTGCAAATGTTTCTATATGTTTAAACATTTCTTCAAATTCTTTAAAGTTTCCTGCAAACACCAATATATTCATTGATAGCATTTGCGGAAAAGGTATTATCTCTGTGACCATAGCTGACTTTTTACCTGGCCATAAAAGAGCTATACCATTTCTTATTTTATCTTCTATGTCATCAATTGTATAGGTATCTTGGTATTTCATAGCTTTTACAAGCCATGGCTTACATCTTTCCCATTCAATTTCCCAAGGTTCTCTTTGTTCCTTTGGGTGTAATTCAACTACTGTATTAGTCGCCTTTACCATATTCAACAATACTTGCATATACAGTTAAATTACCAGCACGATCTGCTTGTACTTTTAATACATCGCCTTGTTTTAAGACAAGACTTTTACTTAATAACTCTTCTGTATCATAAGCAGTTATTACATATTCTTTAAATAAAGTATAAGTTGTTCCACCGCTTACTACTGTAACTGTTATATTGGTTTGTTGGTTGTCATGGTCACAAACCAAAAAAGATTCAACAATAGAAAAAGTAAAGTCATCGCCGCTTGGTGTTGTATATAATGTTGTTAAATCTGTAGTAGTAAGTATTTCATTTGCTGTTTCAGCTCTTTGTATATACTGTCTTTGTGAGGATAAATCCATTATCTTCTACCTCTGGTTCTAACATTCAATCTTATGTTACCAACTTGGAAGTCTTGTGTTGTGCTTCCTGTTACAGTCATTTGTACTTGTCTTGCTGTAAACCTAGCATCGGTATATCCATCATTTTCAAAGGTAAAACTACCAAAGTCTGTTTCGCTACCTAATGGGGTAAACTTACCTTTAAAACTTATTGTTACACCTGGTAATGTGTTTGCTTCTTCATCTGGGATAATCTGATTACATTGCACATAGTTATCACCGTTACCTAATTCTATTGGACCGCTAGTACAAAAAGGTGCATCACTATTTAAGTTTGGTGAATTAGATAAAGTTGTTGATTCGTGTTCGTATATAAAACCGTTTGAATCACCAGCAATAGGATAATCAAACGCACCTTGGTCAATCCAACAGCCTCTATCTAAAGAACCTATAGACCAAGTGTTTTCTAAGTAATTCCAAATTACATATTTGTTTGGTGTGTATTGTCCATCACCTACAGGAAAACCCCACCATATTTCGTTGAAGTTAGAGTTATGTCCACCCCAACATGACTGCCTGCCCTGTATGTTTAAGTTGTCATATACATAATCATGCACATCGCATTTTATTTCTCTGACAACACCATCGTAAACAAAGAATGAATTTTCACCCATCCACGCAAGAAAGTTTCCTGTTTGCACGACTGATCGTCTACTTACAGCTTTACAGTTTGCACCTGCTGCTGCTATACCATAAACAAACGGAGAGCCTACATAGCTCATTCTATCTATACCAGTATCACTAAAAACTATGACATCGTTTTGGTATTTAACACCTAATAATGCACGACCACCTGTCGGTATTTGTACATCACCTGCTGTATTAGTAGCTTTAGATGTCCAAGTATTTCTATCTTCTCTATCACTCCAAGATACCTTCCTAGGATCACCACCTGAACCAATAGCAACTAAATGCCTTTCATTAGTTACTAGAACAGCCTGACAGCCTGTAGGAGCGTTTGTTACGACTGTAGCAATGGTATCTGCTGTACCGCCTGAAACTGGCCTCCATTTGTATATTTTACCGTCACCAGAAAAACAAAAGACTAAATCCTCACCCCAGTTATCAAAGGAGAAATGACCTGAAGCAAGAGGTAGTCCAGATTGGCTTCTAGCATCGCCATAATCTTCTACGTTATAATGGTATGCACCATAACCAAGAGGATCATTATCAGCGTCACTTACAAAGCCTGTTGGTGTTATATCAGTCCAAGTATTATCGTATAACACATAGACTTTTTGTCTTGTACCTACAGCTAGTATGGATTCACCAAGATTATCCTTATAGGCATACATACCTATAGGCTCACCAGTTAGTGCTGTGTTTCTTAGTTTAGTCCAACCACCAATAGGTTTAAGAAATCCGTTTTCAAAACGCACAAGATTGCCGTCAACCCAACGACCTTTGTTAGCATAGTCAGTTCCGTTTTTGACTATGCCAGCTGGCGGAGTTACAGGCAATAGTGCCATTGTTTAACCTATAGTTTTAGTAACAGATGTTGGTGTGATTTGACTGTCAATGTTGCTGTCTAATCCTGATTTGAGATTAGCAACTTCATCATCACCCATACCAGCTGTAACCCAACCAGTAACTACGTCATTGGTAAGATCTGCGAATGGTATAAAGCTTGATATATCATCTGCATTAACGCTGTGAGTACCATAAACAGAAGCTGAATAGTTATTACCTTCAGCGTCTTGTTGATCGCTCTCTGCGTTTAATCGCCAATGTACGTTGTAAACAACGTCTGAATGACTGTCGTGTGTTGGATATGTATCAACTGTTTTGCAATCCCATGTATATGTATTTGCCATAATTATTCTCCTTTGTTAAATTGCTGCAATAATAAATGCTAAGAGTTCAGAATATCTAACTCCTAACCTAGTTTGTTCTACTCCATCATCATCAGTCCAAGTGCTACTAATAAACATAGCATAATCACCTGCATCTAATCCTTCAGCAGTAAAAGCATCTTGTAAATCTTGAGCTATGATTCCAAAATGGATTCTAGCTTCATCACCTTTTTCTTCAACAGCAGACTGCCATCTAAACTTTCTTAATAGTCCTTTAGCTACAACAGCTACTCTAGTTTCTGCATCTGATAATTCTGCTATATCTTGTTTTTCGTTTCTGTCTGAAGTTTGGATAGTGCCATTAGTAGCGTAGATATCATCCCAACGATATGATGCTGCACCAATATCACCATCATTATCCGCAAGTCCACTTGAATTTGTGCTAACTAACTTTGCTTGACCACCATCTGTAAGAATACTTATACCATCTTCATTAACATTTCTAAATATAGGAGAAGTACCAGTATTTGCAATACTTCCAACTGTTGAGCCGTCTTTTAAGAATACTGCTAAATCACCATCAGATGTTTTTCTATTTAAAACTAATGCCCTATTACCATCAGCAACAAAAGAAACATCACCTGTAGAGTTCATACGAACACCAACAGTAGAATTGTCTAAAGCAGTCTTACCAATCAACACATTTCCTGAAGAATCAATACGCATTCTTTCACTACTACTTGTAGCAAATATTATTGGTTGTGCTTCATAATTCCAAATTTCAGCATTACCTGCTGATCCAATACCAATCAATAATCCATTAGAGCCTGATGCACCTGTAGCAACAGTTGTCATATGTATAAAGTTAGATGTTGCTGATGCTGCTTCATTGATGTGTACCTTTCTGTCAGGACTAGCACTACCAATTCCAACGTTGCCTGAAGAATCAATACGCATCGCCTCAGTTGGAGAATCAGGAGTTGTGCCAGTATGAAAAGATATAGCACCAAATAAATTTGACAAGCCATCTCCATCTGTTCTTATTCTTGATATGACACCTGCTGTACCAATAGGATTATAAAAATCTATATCAATATTATTACCTGAAGTAACCCTGTCTAATCTTAAAGCGTTACCTGCAACTGAATCAAATCTAGCGTTTCCTACTACATCAAGCGTTACATCAGGACTAGTCGTTCCAATTCCAACTCTATTATTTGTAGAATCAACCTTTAAGGTAGAAGTATCAACTGTTAAATCACCTGAAACTGTAAGGCTAGATAATGTTCCTACACTTGTAATATTAGGTTGAGCTGCTGTAGCTAGTGTACCTGTTATAGAAGTATTAGCTGTGAGGGTTGTGAATGTACCTGCTGCTGGTGTTGTACCACCAATGACAGAGCTATCTATAACTGCTCCGTCTAAGTTCATAGCTACTGAAGTACCAGTAGCACTAAATACCGCATCTAAATCATCAAGATCACTATTTAGTTTTGTACCCCAAGTATCAGTAGATGCGCCTACTTCTGGTTTGGTTAAGTTTAAATTTGTTGTAAATGTATCTGCCATAAAAAAATTCCTCTAAGCTGCGTCTTGTTCGCCTAAGTTTGTCCATGATGTACTTGGATTAGTTTGTTCTGTCCAAGTTTCGTCTGCTACTATTTGATCGGTCCAAG